GAGCGTCGGCCTCGCGGAAGTGCCACATACTATTATATACCCGCCGTCGCAACGACTGACACGACAAGCACAGCTACCCGATCTACGTCAGAGAAGGTCAGCCCGGTGGCGAGCGCACGGCGCCCAACCTGATCGCTCGCCACTTGGTTCAGGCTTTCTCTGGCTTCGACATAAGCGTTCCCCTCGCAGAGAGTGGCGACGCTACCGTTCGCATCGACGAGAGCAGCGTCTCTCGCGACCATCAGAGCCAGAGCCATCCATGAGTACAACCGAGACCCCGACCCAGACCCAGACCGAGCACAGCCCACGAACCGACGCCGACGCCTCGATCACGCCGACGACGTCCACCGACCATCACCTGGAATGTCCCATCGAGGGACAGATTCTGAGCATGCATCACAAGTGCGGCGGCGGGCGTCTGGAGTGTCCCCGCTGTAACAGTCGCTGGGAACCCCAGGAGGTGCTCGTCTGATGGCCGTCTCCCGCGCCGAACTCGAAACGATGGATCGTGATGAGCTGATCGAGACCGTCGCCCAGCTGAGCCAGCGCGTCGAGGACCTGGAGGCCAAGGTCACAGGCATCGACGACAAAGCAACCACGCAACAGACGATCAACCACCTCATGGCAGCGCTCACCGGAGCCAGTCCGGAGGACTTCACCATCGACCCGATGCGCCTTCGCGATGACGCGCAGTCATTCCACGACCGCGTCGTCGAGACCGAGAGTCAAGTCGCGTCGATCCGGAACGTCGGTGGCGACCAGACCTCCAAGGAGGAGAAGATCGCACAGGTCGTCGCCTACGCACACAACGAGAAATCACAGTCACAGTCTCGAACGACCGTTCTTCCCAAGAACATCAAGGGCATCGCCGGCGTGTCCCGACGCTACGCGTACGACCTCGTCGACGACATGACCGACGCGTACGACTGGGCGCTTGATCCGGCGTCGATGGACCGCCGGCCAGACCAGGAAACGCCACAGAAGGGCGTTATCATCGACTTTGAACGACTTCACGACGACCCCGAGGCTGTGAACAAGTTCACCACAGGAATTGGCGAAACGGGGGGCGAGTAAAGATGGATTGGACGTCCTGGCTGCCACCCCCTCGCTCGACCCCGTTGACGAACGTCCACAAAGGCACTTTCGAAGTGCCGAAATGTAATGCACATCTCATTTCGGTAGCGCCGGGTGAACCTCCTCGGTCGCCGTCGTCGCCAGACGGCGGCGATTGTTCACCTCGGCGCTACCCTGTGGTGAACAAGTTCACAATCCATCTATGACAACTGACACAGGCACGGTCCAACTCATCCCGGTCGATCTCGGCGGTCTTCCCCCATCATCGAAACTCGTCTACATGGCGCTCGACGAGCTGGGGCCAGCGACCCGCCAGGAGATACAGGATGCGACGACACTCCCCAGGCGGACGGTTGAGGAGGCTCTCAGACAACTTCGCAACCGTGGAACCGTCAACATGCAAGCGAACTCGTCGCAGGCGGGCAAGCCGCAGTACACTATATGTGGTGACTCCGACAATTCTTAAGTGGTACTATCGTATGCTTGCGCAAGCTACACCCCTGGGCACTACAAGGTCAAATGACTGGTCGTTCACAGCGGCCGGTCGTTGTCAGCCGCGCGCTTCTCATCCACCATGTCAGTCAGCGTCACCAGACAGGACACGTACGAGTGTGGCCTCGACGAGTGCGAGAACACACGCACGAAAACGTCGTCGGTGAAGGGCTCGTTTTGCTCACACGAGTGTGCTGCTCGCCACGAGGGCCGGAAACTCCTGCGGAACATCCGCGACGACCATCGGTTTTGCTGGTCCTGCTGGCGAGCGCGCAAGACGATCGAGCGTCCCACCGCCGAGGCCCGACGGGGGCTGGGCCCCATCACCGACGACGCACTCGTCGGCTTCGAGTACCAGACTGAACATGTCGAGATGGGCCCGCACGGCCTCGAATGTGAGTGTGGGGCCTGCGAACACCGGATCACGGACTACCTGCAACGGGAGGCCGGGCCGTACCACTGGTATCTCAAGCTGATCGTGGAGCAACTCAACGACGAGGGCCAGGACGACCGCACTCTCGACTTCGAACGCTTCGCAGATCTCTACTGGGAAACCGAGGATCTCGAACTCGCGGTCGGCGGCGCATTGTCGGACTGACAGCCATGCCCAATTGCTCGTCATGCGGTGGTCACGTCTCGGAGCGATACCACCGGGTCCTCGCGGACCGCAACGGAGTCGTGTACTGTCCGACCTGCCAGACCACGCGCAACCGTGACGTGTTGAACGGCATGGACGGCTTTCACTACGCTGCCCCGTAGCCGACCGCGCCCGGCGCGGAGGCGCGCACGAAATATCCGGCAGGTTGGTTTCTCCGACCACCCGTAGTGGAACTCATCTGGGAGCCCAGCCATCCTACCACTCCACCCACCCAATCCCTCTTACCCCTGCCCACACCGCCCTCGCTGGCTTGCGCGCACGGGACAGTCGTCCACCACACACAGGCTTCGTCCGGCCGCGTCGACGGTTCGAATCCGTCGGAGGGCATGACGGTCATGCAATCATGGCTACGAGCAACCGCAAAGAGTCAAACCGCGAATCGATCCGACGCTGCAACCGCGCTGTGAGCGACCGCTTCCACATGAGCCTGAAGGTCTACAAGTCGCTGAAGATGCTCGTCCTGCTGGCCGCGGTCGCGACTGCTATCGTGGCAATCCGCAACGGCGCGGATCCACTCACGGTATACATCCTCGTCGCCGTGATCGTGGCGGGCCCCGAGGCCGTCGAGACGGCCATCGCGAACGGCGACGATGAGTGACCATGTCCACGCAGTCGGCGAACCCAGACGACGACCTCGACATCTGGCATCCGCCGATTTACACTGATATTGGTCTGTCACAATTTCAGAACGAGCGCGGCCTGATCGTGTATGCCCCAGGCTGTCTCAACGGCAAGGCGTACATACAGAGCGATTGTTTCGTCGATACCTACGACGTCCGATAGTTTTGAATCAACCCCCCCATGAGCGACGACATGTGTCCCGGCACTAACAACCGGGACGAGCCCTGCGGCCTTGCCGCTGGTTGGGGGACCGACAACGATAGCGGGCCGTGCAAGTTTCATGGTGGTGCTGGCCCCGAAGGCGGCGATGTCGGGGATCCTGGCGGCGCCCCTGAGGGCAACGACAACGGCGCGACGCACGAACTGTACTCGCAGTCGAACACGTACTACCAGCGTCGCGACGAGTCCGCGCAGGCGATGATCGACGCGATCTACGAGGACTACCATCAGCGGTTTCTCAAACGGCACGGCGAGCCGGCGACTGGCGACGATGCGATGCTGTTCAAGGTCGCCATCTCGGTCCACAAACTGCTGAAAGCAGACGAGTGGGAGGCAATCCGGCCCGAGACACTCGATTCGGGGCACCCGCTCGTGGATCGCTCCGAAAAGCGCACCACCCAGGGGGACACCTACTACGAGTACAAGCGCTCGGCGGTGATGCAGGCAGAAAAGCAACTGGAGGGGTTTATCCGCCGGTGGCTGAAGGACAACGATCTCCTGGCGCCCGAAGATGACGGCGCCGACATCGAGGTCGAACTCACGGGCGCGATGTGGGAGGACCTCACGGGATACTACGACGAGGAGTAGCTCACATGGACGTCGTCGTTGAACCCGACGAGACGGCCGAGCAGCTCCGGTCGTACGTTCGTGACCACCCGGACATCGTCAAGGGGCAGTACGATCACGGCGACGACCCGATTCTCGGTGCGTGTTACGTGCTCGCGGAGGCGTATTTCCATACCCAGGGTGGGACGGAGTCAGGGCTCGACATCTATTGTCTGTCCTGGAATGATGTAGACGAGCGTTACGAGGGGACGCACTGGTTCCTGCGTGACGACGAGACCGTCATCGACCTGTCGTTACCAACGCCATCTGACGGCGATGGTGTGCCCTGGGAGATGGCCCGCCGGCGTGCGTTCATCACTGGATACGACCCGAGTGCGCGGACCGAGCGCGTTCTGGAGACGATTCACACATGAGTACGACCACAGCAGCCGAGCCGGACCTGAGTGAGGTGCCGCCCCCCTCACACTACGCCGCTCGTGCTGATCGAGGCGACGAGCTGTGGATCGAGGACTGGATCACGACGTATCTGGATCTGACGCTCGGGCCCAAGCAGCGGGAGATCTGCCGGTCGGTCGCCACCAACGAGCGCACCGCCGTGATCGGGGCGAACGGGACGGGGAAGACCTACATCACTGGTGCAATAGTTCTGGCGTGGCAGAACGTCCGCTACCCCGCCATTTCGTTTGGCACCTCGGGGACCGGCAAGAAGCTCTACCGGACGCTGTGTCGGCCTATCGACAAACTACACTCGTCCGCCCTCGACGGCGTCGGCCTCCCGGGAACGTTCAAGCAACGCCCGCCACGCATCGACTACGACGATCCCGAGCACTACTTCGAGGCCGCGACGCCCCAAGACGCCGGCGAACTCGAAGGCGCCCACGAGGAGTACACGCTGGCGATCATCGAGGAAGCCGACAAAGACGATGTCACCGCCGAGACGGTCGATGCGATGCGGTCGCTGATCCCTGACTACGAGAAGGGGCGGTTCCTGGTGGTCGGCAACCCGCCGACGGACGAGGCGAACGTGTTCGCTGACATCACGGCCGACGAGTCGCCGTGGCATGTCATCCACATCTCCTCGTTTGATGCGTGGAACGTCCTCGTCGAGACGGGCGAGCGCGATGGCGAGCGCATCGAGGGAATGGCCACCGTCTCGAAACTCCGGGGCGACTGGGCGGACTACCACGACGAACCCTGGCCTGGGATCGAGCAGGCCCGTGCCTGGTCGGACCCTGACCATCCCGAGTTTCGGGACGACCTCGACGAGCGCTGGTATCGGCGCCGTGCCGGAATAATTTCACCTACCAACTCGCAAGTTCACCGGGCATTCTCGCCACAGTTAGTGCAGTCAGGCTACGAGCCAAACAAGAAACCACAGCGGAATCGGCCGACTGCGCTGGGCGTCGATGTCGCCCGCTCTGGTGATGACACGGTCGCTGTCGGACATCACGGAGATCATCTTGTGGTTCACTACGCAGCGACTGGCACAAATCACACCAAGCAAGAACAGACACTCGCCGCGCACATTCGTGACTGGCCGTCCCCCGAAATCGCCATCGACGCCGTCGGCGAGGGATCGGGCTTGGCTGACGGCCTCGATAACCGATTTGGAGCTCATCGCTACAAGAGCAACGAAACAGCTCATCGCGAGGACACGTATGATCGGTGTTGGGGCGAGTCACTTGCATTGTTTGGCGAGTTTCTCCGCGAGGGTGGAACGTTCAGTAATAGCGATTTGTACGAGCAAGCTCAGGTGGCTGCGCGGACAGTCACGTGGGACGAGCGGTTTTTGGATTCTCGTGGTGACGACGGTGCCGCGGTGCTACGCGCGACGCCGAAAGAAGAGGTTCAAAACCGACTCGGGCGCTCCCCTGACCACCTCGATGCCGCACTGATGGCTGTTTGGCGCGAGTGTACAGAGCCCGAGCAGGAAGCACTTCCATCACCGACTTGGTAACTCATGAGTACAGAACCTTCTCAGAACGGTCACGTGTCGGAGACTAATCCGATCGCGAACGCCAGCGACATGACGGGATTGCGGTTGGGTCTCGCTGCTGCGCTTGGCAACCTCAACACGTTCGGTGAGGACGGCGATATCCGTGATACGTACGAAACGTTTGGCTGGCCGAAAGACCCCGATGCCGATGACTATCTGTCGCTGTACCTTCGGAACGGGTACGCGAAGACGGTCGTCGATAAACCAGCACTGACGACCTGGCGAGACAACCCGACGATCGTTGATGCAGCTGACCAGGCTGATACAGAGTTCGAGGCGGCAGTTGATCGCTTGCGTCGAAAAACCAACATCTGGAGCTACGCGGCTCGGGGTGATCGCCTCGCCGGCATCGGCGAACATGGGCTTCTCGTGTTCGGACTCTCCGACGCTGACGATCCGGATGGGTTCAGCGAGGATGCCAGGAATTCGTCTTTCGATGGTCTCGACGCCATCCGCCAGTACCGCGTCTTCCATCAGTCTCAGATTGAGAACATCGACTACGGCAAGCCCGGGAGTGATCGCTGGGGCCTGCCCACGAGATACACCATCGACATCAGCGATGATGTTGATGACGATCACGGTGACGAGAGCGACGACACTTTACACGTCCACTGGACGCGGGCGATCAACATCCCCGCTACCCGACTCCTGGACGACGAGACGCTCGCCCGCCCTCGCGTCGAGCCTGTCCTCAACAACATCCTCGACATCGAGAAGACGCTCGGCGCCGTCGCTGAAATGGCCTATCGTGGTGCCGACAAAGGCCTCCACCTCAACGCTGATCCGACAAAGGTGGACACGTCCGACCTCGACGACATGGACGATGAGTTGCAGAGGTGGTATCACGGGATCCAACCCTGGATCAAAACGGTTGGTACGGAGGCCGAGAGCCTGGGAGGCGAAGTCGCCAATCCCGAGGGCATCATCGAACCGAATCTCGATGAGATTGCGGCGACCACGGGCATCCCCAAGCGCGAACTCCGAGGCAACCAGCAGGGAGAACAGGCCGGCGCCGAGCAAGACGAGAAAAGCTACTTCGGGACGATCTCGGAGCGTCGCGAACAGTACGCAACGCCGTACATCGCTCGGGCCGCGATAGATCGCAAAGTGCTGCTGGGGATCTTGCCTGAGCCCGCGGGCGAGACGTACTTCGTCGAGTGGCCGGATCTGACACAGCTGTCTGAGTCCGAACGCGCAGACCAGCAGCAGAGTCGGTCCAAGGTCGTCAAAAACCTACAGACGGTCGTGCCCGATCTCCGTGGCGAGCGGGCAGAAGAGTATGTCTCGACCGGCGAGTTCCCAGAGCGTGAGGCACAGGACGAACCCGCCGCGAACGACACCGTCGATGACACCGACCCAGCAGTTCAACAGCAGTTCCGCGAGCAGTTCCTCTCGGGGAACGGAAAGTGAGGATGACGACTGATGCGGCGTCGGGTCTGGTCACGCGCCGACTGTAAGCCATGAGCACGTGTCTCGCTCCGTCGGCCAACGCCGAGCTGTCGGGAGACCCGACAGGGACGCTGGAGACCCGAGAAGACTTCATTCGCGAGGTGAAACGCCGGGTCCGAGATCTCCGTGGTCGGGTTCGGCGCAAGATCGGCTACGAGACTGACGCGCTGCACCTGAAGCAGGACGCTCCTGGAGCGGGGCTGTCGGCAAACGCGGAAGATGACCGATTCGACTTCGTCACCGAGCTGTCTGGTCGCGAAGAGTTTCGCCGCTGGATCGAGACGCAGATCGATGAGGCCCTCGCCGACTCAAAAACACGCTCGAAAGTCTTGAACGGCGAGCACTGGACGGCACCCTACATCCGCGACGGGTATATAAAGGGATGGCAGCAGGCCGAAGGACGACTCGCCCAGATTGGCGTTGGTTTCGAGGCTACTGAGGACGTGGCCGCTGTCGTCGAGCTCCCGGTCACGGAGCGCCAGTTACAGCAACTGTACCAGCGCACGTTCGAGAATCTCACCGATGTCACGGACGAGATGGGAGACCAGCTCCGCCGCGAGATGGCACAGGGCCTTGCGGAGGGTGTGAACCCGCGGGAAATGGCGCGCCGGCTCAACGGCGAGATCGATACCATCTCGCAAACACGGCTAAAAACCATCGCGCGGACGGAGGTCATCAACTCACACTCGACGGCCTCGTTGGATCGGTACGAGCAGGCCGGGCAAAACCTGGTCGTCCACGGCGAGTGGACGACGGCCGGCGATCAGCGCGTGTGTCCTATTTGCCTGTCACTGGAGGGCAACGTGTACACGATTCAGGAGGCCCGCGAGGGCACCTTCGACTTTGAGGCGAGCGGGGAGTCGGTGGCCGACTCCCTGGCAGGGACGTACCGGTTGAAGCCGCCGGCGCATCCGAACGGCCGATGTACCCTGTTGCCGGTCGGGCAGTCAGCGAACGCGATTGTCGCGAACGCTGCCGTTTCGGCGAGTGCGGGCGTCCGCAAACTGGCCGGATAGGCCGACGCGGCTCTCACTTGAGGATTTCTGATAGATAGCAAATCGATGACGCCCGTCGGGGCCGAGCACCAGACCCGGCACGGATCACTTCTTACCACCCATGCCACCAGGAGACACAGTTGCGAAACAGAGCGAATCGCTCGGGAGTGGTGAAACAGACGATCACCCCCTGAAACAGCCCGGTGCAGAGCAGCTGTCGGGAGCCGTCACGCGGGACAACACGACCTACAACGTCGATGTGGTCTGGCAGGACGCGGACGGCAATGACATCGAGACGGAGTCGCTCGCGAGCGCCGTAGCGGCCGGCACGCAAACCACGTTCGACGTGCCGGCACGGTCGCCGAAGGCGAAGTTGCAGATCGACGACGACGGCAGCGGCTCTGGACAGTATGACCTCATCGCCCATCTTCGCTGACCATGCGTCTAATCACAAACAGCGTTGACACCGACCGCGTCGAGGAGACGGTAATCGACGGCGACCGGTACCTCATCGCAAAAGATGTCACGTTTCTGCAACCGCAGCGACTCGCAGGCGGCTACGTCCCTGCTTCGCATGTCGCGAATTCGGCGCCGGACTGGGACGGCGAACCACTCGGCGTGAATCACCCGCGGGACGACAGCGGGCGCGTCGTCTCGTTCAACTCTCCGGAAGGCCAGCGCGTTACCGTCGGGCACGCACGGAATCCGGAACGCAAGTCCGATGGGTCAGTGTCAGCAGACCTCGCGGTCAACGCCGACCAGGCCGTCGAGCTTGGCGGTGAAGCAGCAGACATCGTCGAGGCACTGGAGAATGGCGACCCGCTGGAGGTCTCTTCGCAGTATTTCGCCGATCCGCTTCCACCGGGCGTCTACGACGGCCAGTACCGTGAGCAAGTCGAGGGTAACCTCGACCCCGACGGCATCGCGTTGCTGCCAAACAAAAAGGGCGTCTGTTCGCTCCCAGATTGTGGGTTCGATCCCGCTGGCAAGGCGACTGCGAACAGCGACCAGATTCGTCTGCCAGTCGCACCGACCGATGACGGGTCACACGGCAGCCAGCACCCCGAGGACGGCGGGTCTGGATCAACGATGCTCACGGCGAACGTGACAGTCGGCGGGGTCACGTTTGAGGGGACGGACACCGGGACGTTGGAGGAGGCGGACATCCCGGACGACGACTTCGAGCCACACTACGTGTTCGACGGCGAGACGAAGTCCGAGTCGTCGTTCCCGCTTGTCGATGCCGAGGGACAGCTGCGGCGAGGCAACGTCGCGGCAGCATTCCGATTCCGAGATGATGTGCCTGACTCTGACGACCTCCTGGGAGTGTTGTCGGAGGTCAACGACCGCTTCGAGGACCCGCCGATTGCCCCGGAGTCGCTCGATGAGGCAGTGTCGGCAAACAGCGACGGACTGCTCGGGAACGTGCTGTCGTTCCTCGGACTTGGTGGACATGAACAGACACGAGACGAGCCGGCGGAATCCGGTACGGACTCCTCCATTAGTAGCAGTGGAATGCCACGAGCAAACGGCAGGCGACTTGCAGCGACACTGACATCCGCTATCAACGACGCAATCGGTGACGAGACGGATCGCTCCGAAGTCGTCGCTGAGATGGCGGATGCCGCAGGAATCCAACCCGGGACAGTCAACAACATCCTGAACCGGGAGATCGAATGCCCGCCTCAACAGCGGCTGTCCGGTTTTGCTGAGGTGTTGCCAGTTGACGAAGACGAACTGGTCACCGCTGCGGAGGCAGACGGCTGCGAACTTAGTGCGAATTCACGAACCATGAAAAACAGACAGACGCTCATCAACGAGATCACGAGCAACAGCGCCATCACCGAAGAGAGTCTGGCCGACGCCTGCGATGACCGCGTCGAGAAGATTCACGAGGACGTGATGGCTGAAGACGACGGCGGTGGTGACGGCGGCAGTGATGATGACGGTGACGCGATCGACGTGGTCGCGAACCGACTCGACGAGATCGAGGACAAGATGGTCACCGAAGACGATCTGGAGGATGTCGTCGCCAACGCGGATGCACAGAGCAGAAAGCAGGACCTTGCCGAGGAGATCGTCGCCAACAGCGCCGAGTACGAGGACGCCGAGGCCGTCCTGGAAGACTACCCGACGGCAAACGCACTCGAAGCCAAGCGGGAAACCCTCGACACGGGCACTGTGCTGCCCGGGACGGGCGCGACGGCGAACGCGGATGTCGGCGGTGACGAGGACGACTGGGATGTCGGCAGCGGCGTCGTCGGAGGTGACGACTGATGGCGAAGTCGGACGCGAAGATCATCGGGAAGGCGTACGGCAACGACACAGCCTACAAGGAAGGCGAGGTAGACAGCGGCGAGACGCTCTACCCGGGGATGATCGTCGAAGTCAACGGAGACAACGGTGACGGCGATCCCCTCCTGCGTCCGGTGCAGACGACGGACGCAGAGGTCCCGTTCAGAATCGTCCTTCCGCCGGAGTCGCCGCCGAAGGGCGACGACAGCGACATCCCGATCGAGCACGAGTACGACGCCGGCGAGAACGTGCAGTACTACGTCGCGCGGCCTGGCGACGAGATTCAGAACGCGCTCCTCGACGACGGCGAAGACATCGGCGGCATCCCACAGTCGCTGGGAACCAGCAACAACGGCTCGCTGGCGACAACCACAACCAACGGCGCGACACTTGCTCGCGCCCTGGAAGACATCGACAACAGCGGCGGCAGCGACCAGGCCGGGATTTCAGCCGCCCGCATCGACCTGGAGGTGGTCTAAATGAGCATCAGTCTCTCAGCAAACCGACAGCTACCCGACGAGTTCGAAGACGACATATCGCCGTCGAAGGCGATGGCACTCTTCGCCGGGAACCAGCGCGAACAGCAGCAACGGCTGGCCGCGCTCCGGGCGAACGCACTCTCCGAGGTCAAACGCAACCTGGGCCGGAAAGCCGCCACCTGGCAGGAACGCGCCTACAAGCAGCTGGACCGCGCGTTCCGCGACGGCTTCTACCGGCCACGGCCCAACAGCACCGCGACGGCCAACGACCAGTCGCTGGACTTCGAAGAGTGGGAGGGCCACGACGAAGACAACATGCAGGAGGTGCGCTACTCGCTGACGATCGTCGATCAGATCCTCGGTGCCGGCTTCGATGTCGGCTCCTCACTCGCGCGTACCGTCTACACGCGACAGCGGGAGTCGCGATGGAAGACCGATGGAGAACGGTCGATGGACGGCCGTGCGATATCGCGGGATGACGACTCTGTGCTGGAGATCTTCGGTACGCCAATCCCGATCGCGCACGTGGACTACGAGATCTCGACGCGGAAACAGCAGCAGTCTCAGAACTTCGGCGAGGATGTCGAGACGCGGAAGGCCCGCCAGGCCGGCCGCATCCTTCGCGAGGTCGAAGAAGGTCAGATGCTCAACGGCTGGTCTCAGACCGTCGAGGATCCGCGTGGCAACACGCTCTCGATGTACGGGCTGACAGACTCCACCGTCGCAATCACCGGCAGCGCTGACGGGAGCTTCAGCACCGCGTCGAACATCCACTCGACGGTTCGGGCGATGCTGAACGACCTGGAGTCCCAGACCTCGAACAACGACCGCGGGCCAGACCCGGTCGAGATGGGGGCGTGGCTCTGGCATCACCCCAATCAGCGCAGCGATCTCCGCGCGCCGGATCCCGAAGGCGACGGCAACCAGTCCGTCATGACGAGGCTACAGCAGGACTTCCCGTACCTGGAGATAAGCGCAGCGGGCGAACTCTCGGACGGCGAACTCGTCATGACGGTGCAGGACCCAGAGTTCGTCGAGGTGATCAACGCGCAGGGCCCGACCAACCTCTCCGAAGAGGTCGAGATGGGCCTCGCAACCGAATACAAAGCCCTCAGCGCTCGGGTGCCGTTCGTCCGCAAGACCTACGACGGGATCAAGGGCACCGTCTACTACACGGGAGCCTAAGATGGCTGACGAGCAGGGCACTGGCGAGGCGGACGGCGCGTTCGCCCGGCAGCGCACTGGGTCGGCCGTCAACAACATCCTCGACAACATCGGGTCAGCGGGTCGCAAGCTTCCGCCCCAGGACAGCGAACCCTCCTCGCCAGAAAAAGGCGATCTCTACGTGAGCGACGGCGGCAACTGGGACCCAACGTCGAACGCCGGCAACGGCGCACTCGTCTTCTACGACGGGTCGTCGTGGGTCCAAGTCGCCGGCCTCGGCAGTGACCTCTCCTGATCATGCCACACTACGAGTGGACAGGCGATGGATCCTACCAGGACCACGCCAACGACCGTATCGTCGAACCCGGCGAAGTCGTCGAACTTGCCGAGCGCATCGGCGAGCCCAACACCGAACTGGTCCGGGTCAGCGACGAGGAAGTGGGTGACGAGGCCAGCAGCGACGGAGACGAGGAAAACGAAGAGGAAGGTACCGAGGAAGGTACCGAGGAAGAAGCCTTCGAGATCGAGACCTGGCTTGATCAGGACTACCAGACTCGTGCCGACCGCGTCGAAGATGGTGACGTAGACGAGCATCTCGACACGATCGCCGAGGCCGAGACCAGCCAGACAGTCCAAAACGCCATCGACGACCGACGGGACGGCTGACGCATGGTCACAGCGAACGCGTCAGATGTGCGGCTTGAAATCGACACGAATCTCGACGACGCGGATATCGAGGGAGACCCCAACGACGCGAATGATGACGGGATCATCGGTCGTGTCTCCCGCGATATTGACCGCGAGATGGCCAGCCCGCCCGCCGACTCAACGGATAAGCGTCGGGACCTGGAGGCGGTGTTGGCCGCGCTGTTCATCGTCGAGACACGCGAACGGTCTGCGAAAAGCGTACAGACTGGTCGGACATCGAAGACCTACGAGCAGTCACAAATCGACAAACTCCGGGGTCGCGCCGAGCGACTCGGAGCCCCAGACAGCTTGCTGAACATCGACGCCGGCAAGCCGAGTGCCAGTGTCGGCGTCCCCGACGCGAAAGGCATCGACTGATGGGCTGGGGAGTGTCGGTCTCCGGACTGGCACCGCTGATCAATTTTCTCAGGTCGGTGCAATTCGAGTTCTCTGGTGACGTAACCTACGTCGTCGGGCCAACAGTCGAGTACGCAGTCTATCACGAGTTGGGAACATCGAAAATGAAGGCCCGGCCGTTCGCCCGGCCGGCTGCCCAGCGCGTACAGTCGAATCCCGCTCGTGCTGAAGAATTCTTGGACGCCGGATCGGTCTTAGAAGCCGGCGAAGAGGAACTCGTCAAAGCGACGGCACTGGCTGTAGAACAAGAAATGATCCGCATCATCACTCAAAAGGGGCTGGTTGACTCTGGAACCATGCGAGCATCCGTCGGAATCGAACGGGTGAACTGAGATGGGTGCCGTAGCTCGGCTGATCAGCTCCGAAGGCAAAGAGTACACAGTCAGGAACGCCTCCGGCGGCGGCGGTCGTGACACTCCGGATTATAGTGATGACGGGACGTTGGTTGGTGTGATGGAGCGACGATCACGGACGGCACAGACGGCGAAGGCATCGAGTGGCGAGGAAATCGAGACGAACCTCGAAATCCGAGCCGTCGACATTACGCCGACGATCCGCGAAGCAGGCGAGTCCGGCGGCTATCCGAGTCGGCTGGCCCACCCCAGTGGCCAAACGTTCGAAGTCGTGGAGTCGCATCCGGAAGACAGCGGTGTCACAGTACTCTCGGTGGTGCGCGTCTGATGCCAGATGCCAAAGACGACCTCGTGTCGTTCCTCCGAAGCAACTTCGATGACACTGCACCGTCAGTCCCGTGGACGAACAGCGACGATATCGTCCACGCCGACTACGATGGGTCCCGAGACTACCCGCAGATTGCCGTCGTCAGCAGCGACTTCATCGTGCCCGGCGGTGGGCAAACACAGGCAACTGGGATGGACGCCGGCGGCGCCGGGCCGATACAGGATCGCATCTACCTGATTCAGACTGACTGCTGGGGCGGCCCGGATACGGAGTCGGTGTACAATCAACAGAACACGCACCCAGATGTCGTCGCGACGGAGCTGGCCGATGAGGTCTTCTCGACCTGCTTTCAAGGCACCGATGCCAGTCCATCGGGGTACGAGTGGATCACTGCGGATCCACCGGAAGAAGCTGACGACGTCGAAGAAACGCCGACCCACCACCGCCAGATCGTCAACGTGCGTCTGAAGTGGACGTACACGCCGTGACGACACCGCACTTTTCGCAAAACCATGTGGATCGAGAACACAGCAGACTCGCGGCGCCACTATAACGAGGAGTTGCTGGAGGCCGTCGTCGACGACCCAGTCGCTGATCTCCCCGGCGATGATCGGGGACTCGTCTGGGATGGCCCGATGCAAGTGACGAAAGATGTCGGTGAGGTGCTGTGCGAGTACTACGACAGCATACAGCCCTACGAGGCTGATGATCACGACTCATGAGTGCAACAGATCAACCAGACAGCGGCACGCTACCGGGACGCCTCGAATGGATCGAGGAACCCGACTACTTCGGCGTGCCATCGAACCCCGAATGGAACCGTTTCTCGGACGTGTTCAGGTCCTGGGAGCCGAACCCGGGCATGAACTACGGTGCCCAGACAGCAACCGGCACGTCTGAAGTACAGGACCACTTCCGTGGCGACGAGGACCCCAGTGCAGACATCACGTATGATCTGCAACGGGCACTTGTCGACGGGTCAGACAACGCGCAAGACCCGGCGGCGTACGGGATGCTACGGGACGATCAGAACCGTCTCCCGGCATCACTCCTCATCGTCTACCGGCGCGAGCACAGCGGCGGCAACGACGACGCTGGCATGCGCGAATACGATGTCGTCCGGGGCGCCAAGGTGGAGACCGTCGAACCCGACCTCGATCCGTCGGCGACGCTCCCGATTCAGATGTCGCTGTCGATTGCGCCACGCAAGGTGCGGTCGTATCTGATCCATCAGCCCTCGTCTGCGACGACCGTCGATGTCGTGTCAACGGACGACGGCGACACGATGGACATCACCATCGAAAACGAGGACGCCGGCACAACTGATACGTTCTCGCTCAACGGGACGACGACCGTCACGTCCACGGAGAGCTTCGGCGACATCGACTCCGTCTGGCTGGCCAGTGAGCCGACTGGAGACGTCTCGCTGACTGACGGGAACGGCACGACCCTGATGGAAATCAAGGGGGGCCTCTCCTACAGTGACGACGAACAAGCAGTCGATGGGGATCGCGGTATCCCATCGCTCGGGACTGGCTCGCACGCCAGCGCAATCGGCACCAGCTACGAGCACTTCGTCGGAGACCGCGTCGAGCGTCCCGTCGGCACCGATGTCAGACCAGTCATCACGGCCGGCGGCTGGACGGTCGAAAACGAGTTCGACACCGCAAGCCCCCACGGGACGCGCCATCCGCTCGAAAGCGAGGGGAACCGTATCGTCACCATCGACACGACGGTGTCGGGGCCGAACGTGGGCCACGATAACTTCGTGGATATGCTGACGAAAGACCAGCAGAACATGGAGCACGAGCTCTCCCGGACGCTCCTCACCTTCAACAACACTGTTTTGACCGACGCCGATCCGAAAGCAGTCGAGCCTGAACAGGGCCGTGCCGACTACTCAGTGACCTGGTCCGCGTCCGGAGAGCCGCCAATTACGGTGACCCAGCCATGAGTGAGGACGAGCGTGCAACCCGCCTCAACGATGGCGAGGGCCTGGAGATCGCCGAACCCGAGGACTTCGGGATCTCGCGCGATGGCGATGGCGATCTGAAACCGGTCAAACAGCGCATCCCGGGGACGAACAAGGCCATCAAGTGCAAGCCAGTCATCGACTCGGACCCCATCGAGACAGTGCTGGAGGCCGCGGACCCATCCGAAGCGGACATCGACGAGGTGGGCGAAGAGTACATCGTCGCCGGGCTGGGCGCTGACGGCAACCTGTCAGACCTCCCGGACTACATCATCCAAGGTGTGCTGCAAGCCCTGAAGAATGCCTCGGGAAACGACATCTTCCTCGCCGTGGAGAACCAGCGCGTCGAGGAGAACGTCGGCCAACTCAAGGCAGTGGACGCGGAGGACCTCGAAAAGGTGGGGCAACTGCTGAACAACGGCGAGGGCGAGAGTCTCGACCTCGACGAACTGCCGCAGGCGTAGAGGCGATCTTCTACAGCGAGTTCGGCTGGACGCCGATGGAGGTCTCCCAGCTGCACGCAAGTGAGCTCCGCCGGTCGCTGGAGGGACTCGCGGAACTGAACGAGCAAAAGGAGATCGCCAGACAGGCGACACAGCAGGGTACGAATCGGGAGACGGTGCAGCGCCGACAGCAGATCAAGCAAAACCAGCGCCTGCATCACGAGCAAAAAATCGACGAGCGAGGCTTTTGACTGATGGTTTTCACCGGTCGAGATGAAGACGTCACCGTCGCGATCGGCGGTGACGCATCGGGCCTCAATGAGGCCGTCGACGGAGCGATTGAAAAGCTGGGCAGCCTCCGGCATGCCGTTGGCCTGGCGGGAGCGGCTCTTGCCGGCCTCGCCGCGGGCGGCCTCGCAGCGGCCACCAGTGCTGCCGCTGATTACGAGCAGGCTCTCGTCGAGGTCGAAAAGGTCACCGACCCCTCGACTGCCCGCGCCATGTCCGACGAGATTCGCCGGTTGGCTGAGACCATCCCCTTGGCTCAGCAGGAGCTGGCACAGATCGCTGCCGACGCCGGCCGGTTCGGCATCGAGGGCGAAGAGAGCATGTCGCAGTTCACCGAGTCGGTCGCGCGGATGGCGACCGCGACGAACCTGTCGGCCGATCAGGCTGGTGAGGCACTCGCCCGCCTGTCGGAGTTGACGAACACGCCCATCTCCCAGGTCGAGAACCTGGGGTCGGCGATCAACGAACTGTCGAACAACATGGCCACGAGCAGCCAGGAGATCGTCGACTCGATGCTGCGCAGCAGTGCAGCACTCGATCAACTCGGTCTCAACCAGCGCCAGATCACCGGGCTCTCGGCTGCACTCAACGAAGTCAGCGAATCCTCGGAGCGTGCCGGGACGCGACTCCGTCGCGTGGCACAGGAGCTGATGGACCCTGACCGGGTCGGCGAGATTGCCACCGCGATGGGGATGACCACCGACGAGTTCACGCGGATGCGAGACGAATCCCCGGTCGCCCTCATCGAGGAACTGTCGAGGCGACTCTCTGAGGGGGGCGACTCTGCGGACAAACTCCGCGGGGCGTTGACGACAGTCTCTCAGCAGGCACTCGGGGCACTCGGTCAGAACCTTGATGGGACGGCCGACGCGCTCGATATGGCGAACTCCTCGTTCGAGGAGGCGACGTCGCTTCAAGAGGAGTTCGCGGCAGCGACGGACACGTTCAACGCGAAACTCCAACTGTTGAAAAACCAACTCCGGAACGTGGGGATCGCCATCGGGAACGATATCCTGCCCGCAGCGACGAATCTTGTCGAGTCACTCACCGGGACGCTCGATCAGTTCGAGTCGCTGAACGAGCAACTCGACGTCAACATCGGGACGATTGCGTTAGTGTCCACCGTGATCGGCGGGCTGACGGCGGCACTGATCGCGCTGGGGCCGACGCTGGCGACCGCGGCGGCCGGCCTCGCGGCGATCATTACGCCGGCACTTGCAGTGTCTGCTGCGATAGCAGCACTCTGGGTGGCCTGGGAGAAAAACCTCGGCGGAGTCCGCGATTTGACCGCAGAGGTCACCGACTCGATCACCGGCTGGTTCGAAGAGAATCGGGGAACTATCAGGGAGACAATCGACAGCGCCCTTGGGTTGTTATCCGGGTTTACCAGCTTCCTCCGAACGCGGTTACTGCCGGCTGCCCGTCGAGTTTTCGAGCGGATCTTGCTGCCGATCTTCGACCGCGTCGCGATGACTATCGAGCGCAACCTCGGCCCAGTGCTTGAGGAGCTCGCCCCGACGTTCGATGCAATCGGGAGTCATGCGCAGACGGCTGCCAAGATCGTGATGGCAGTCTGGACGCAGATCGACAGCGTGGTCGTCCCCATCGTCGAGGGGCTCGCGGCGATCCTCACGCGGACTCTGGTCTTTGCGATCAACCAGGTCAGTCAGGGTCTGCAGCTGGTCATGAATCTGATCCAAGGGGACTTCGGCGAGGCGGCCACGAACCTGCGGAACATCCTCTCGAACCTGGTGGACTTCAGCTTCGATCTCATCGGGATACTGAGTGATGGGATCGACGCCGCAGTGAGCTGGATCGTCGGAGAAGGTAGCGAGAAGGCCGCCGAGCTCACGGGGACACTGATCGGAACGCTGGCCCGCATCGCAGCGGAGATGCCGTTTATCATCGCCGACGGGATACAGGCAGCCATCAAATGGACGAAAAACGAGGGGGCCCCCAAACTGGCCAGCCTCGCACTGTCGATTTTCGACTGGCTCAAAACTGTGGCTTTCGACTTCCCGTCTATCATCTCGGGAGCGCTGAACGGCGCAAAGGAGGCGATCTTCAAGGCACTCGGTCAACTTGCAGAGTGGGTCAAGGAGCGCCTGCAGACGGCTGTCGAGTCGGCGATCAAATCAGGATTCAAAGGGTCTGAGAGTGACGGATTCGACCCCAAACTCGGGCTATCGAGCGGCGCCCCAGTCCTTTTCCCCTCCCGGCAGATGGGTGGCGAGGTGCGCGACAGCGGAATGGTCGAAGTGCACGAGGGTGAGACGATCGTGCCTGCGGATGTGACCAGAGGGCTCGACACGGATGGAATGAGTCCCCGCGCCATCGCGCGTGAACTGAGCCGGGCACTCTCCGGAATGACGGTTCTCGTTAATACCGGTGACGAGACGCTTGATCGAGTCATCGACGAGCGAGCGCAGATCGTGGTTGATGGCCGACTCGAACAAGAAAGCAACCGAGTCCGGCAACGGACCGGCAGCCAGCCATGACCGAGATTGTCCTGGACCCTGGTGGGTCAAATGAGCTCTCACTGACCGAGACTGACATCTACAGCGTGCCGGACGCGACCCGAGTCCACACCGGGCTGGCGACTTATCAAGCGCGGATCAAGCCGAAGTTTGAGGACATCTACCCGTACGCCCAGAGACAGAACCGGATCAACGTCACGATCAACGGGTCTGTGCAGTGGACTGGATACATCATCGACGCCACTGAAAACCCCAGACAGCCCGGAACGACCATCAGAGCGGATGGGATCGCCAAGCGACTCGAAGAGACGCGGCCAGACTATGAGTCGCTCGGCGGGTCGCTGACGATCACGAGCACGCCACTCGACACGGCGATCGACGACTACTGGGATCGGACCCCCTTCGATGCACACACAGTCACGAGCCAATCTACTGAACAGGTCGTCAGTAGCGATCTGCTGCAAAACGGGAGTTCGAACTCGGGGTTTCAGAATGATATCAGCTTCGCTGACGACGAACCCGTCGCGATACGGAACGGAAATATCGAACTCTTGCAGTGCAGTTTTATCACAGAAGCCGAGAATGCGTCGAACACACAATCGACAACTATCACTGATTCGGGCGGGTATTCAAACGATGAAGCAGAGCAACTCGACGCGGACGGCGACTTCGTCGAGGTGACGTTCAATCCGGACTACACCATCCCGGATGGTCAATACCGGATTGCGGCCTTCACTGATTTCGATAATTTCGATGGTACGGTCGCGCATAAAATAAACGGAACAACAGTTAGAGACTCGACGTTCGATGGCGCGACTGGGTCTCTGGCAACACGACTGGGCAAGGCCGGTGTAACTCAGGGCGACCTCAGTGCTGGGACCGACGTGACACTACGGATTGAGATCACTGATTACACCAGTGGCACGTACAACGTCGACGCGATTTGGTTGGTGGATGAGGGCGGCCGGTTCAGTGACGATTTCAACATCAACATCGCGCCAAGCTTTGATTCTAATACAGCCAGCTGGAACGGGCCTGAATTATTCCCTGAAGAGTACGTCATCGAGTTCGACACGGTGCCGACATCCTACAATATCACGTCGACGGACCTGGATACGGGATGGAACGACACGAGCAACAAACAGCGGATATCCGCAAGCAACAACGACGGGTCGGACTACATCACCACGAGTAATGCAGATTCATTTGACAAATCCCATGGTCAGGTCGGGAGACAGGCCAAAGTTCGGATGCGTCTCAGTCGCTTTGTCGCGAACAGTCAGACCACCCCAACCCAAGGCGACGGGGGACAACTCATTCAGTCATTCAGCCATCAAGTCGATGGCAACAACCGCGTCGTGATCGACGAGTTGGAACTGGACAAGAATCACTTCGATAACCTGAAGAGTCTCCACGAGTACGGCGACTTCCTCTGGACCATCGAACACTCTGCCGAGTCGATCGCGAACATGACCGTCCGATCCTACCAGCGCGGCGACGAAACGCGACCGACGCCAGACGGCGTCGACGACCCGGTGGACAAGACCCCAGAGGTGTTGGCTGGCCTCTACTTTAACATCGTCTATCTTCAGGGGGCGAAGGACGGAAACGGCAATCGACCAACAGCAGAGGTCAAGGCCGACAGCGCAGTTCGGACCGACGACGACCGAAACGACATCACAGTCCATCTCCGAGATCCGTCGGTGACGAACCAGGGGGGAGCGGCGTTTCGCGCCCGCTCGTTTCTGGAGTTCGCACAAACCAGAGATCAGTTGTATGGCACAATCACCATCCCAGCCGTCGATTACGTCCATCCTGGATACGCGTATAGTGTCGATTTCGGTGACGGAAAGGCCGATAAGACACTCGAAAAGATCTCTCTCGCCGAGGATCCACAGGACTATGAAATCACGATGGAGTTTTCGGTCTCGGCTGGGCTGGCTGACCAGCTTCGACAGCTGAAACGAAACTTCCGGAATAGCCAAACGCAGATCTGACGGGCTCGTCGGTGAGCGACCGATTTCAATGATTAGGTATGGCTAACGCAACTGGAACCTGGTACAAGATCTATACAGAGCAGTGGGAGAATGCGCCGATCTACGTCGCCCATGCGCAGAGTGATCCCGCTGCACTCAACAACCGGACGCGCTCCGAGTCAACGACGTTCGACCTGTACTTCCCCCGCGAGTCCCTCGTCGTAGCGGCAGGTGAGACGCGGACGGTTGAGGCTGGCACGACGGAGATCTTCAACACCGCCGATATCGACGGGACGCTCGACATCGACGGGACGCTCGTGGTGTATGACGAGGTCGACAACGACGGTACCATCGACAACGATGGCACGCTGATCATCACGAACGGCAACCACGCGGATGTCCTCGACTACGACGTCCACGGCGGGAGTTACGCGACGATGAACACGCTGGCCAATGATGTGACCTTTCGAGAGAACTTCACAGACGCGACGATCAACAGCCTGGTCATCGGGTTGGAGCCCGCTCAAAACTTGTCCGACAGGAACGTGACCGGGCGCTGGGGACTGATCGAGTCGGTCGAGGACGCACGGACGCGGCCACTGACGAACACAGTCCTCAGCATCGACGTCCGAATCCTGGCGGACTACAGCGAGTACGCGGATGTCTCGGCACTGCAGAACGACCTACAGGTGTAATCAATCATGGCAAAACATGAAATCGGCGAATACACGATCGAAGACGACAGCAACGACGACCTGCTGATCACGCATAGCAACGGAGACATTCTGAAGTACGACAAGTCGGCTGACAAGATCGATTTGCTGAAGACGGTAAAATCGATAGAGACAGGGACCGCAACCATCAACAGTGGCGAGGGGGTCGGCGTTCCCGGCTCCACGACCGACCCAGCCCTGTCGTTCGACACTTGGCGGGCTCCGGACGCGAACCGCCCAGTGTTAGTTGCAGCGGATTCCAAAACCGTGACAGATGGTACGGACCGAGCTTGGGTGTCATTCGAAGTCGATGAATCGGGCGGCACGTCACCGGACTACAGGCTCAGGCTGTCCTACGCGGACCCGGGACTCGGCTCCGGTGGCGAGGGCTGGGGGTCCGTAACCCACCTTCTCCCGCCGGGTGCGTCCTATAGAATCGAGAACACGTCCGACCCGTCCAGTAGTAACTTGATCAGCGATAACCGGGAGATGGTACTATGACGTGGAACTACACCTGCGACCGGCAGGCAGGAACGGGAGACGTTTGGGACCACACCGATACGAAGGTAGCTGACGGTGTGAGTATCGAAGGTTCGGGCGTTCCGGCAAGCAACGGCCGGATACCTGATTTCGTCTTCGATGTGATGTACCAAGAAGCCCTAAACGAGTACAACAACAGCAACACCGAAGCGGCGCTTCGCATCGTTGACGAAGCCGCCTTCGAGGACATTGAGCAAGGGACGCCGTAACAAACGATAAGTAATCCCCCGGGTGTTGCACGGTGTAACGCTCTGTAACAAAATCGGGATAACAATAAACTGATGACAGGTCGAACGCGGGGGCATGGCCGAAACGCATGCGGTTCGAGTGCCGCCAACCGTCTACGAGCAAGCCCAGGAGATCCAAGAGCAGTTCGGCTACGCGACGATTGGCGAGGCCGTCCGCCACATGTGTCGGGAGGACCGCGGCTACAAGGTGTGACATCGACTGATGTCTTGGTTACAAGAGAGCAGATAGTCAGTCAGCCTGAGCGCGGCGGACGTTGCGCTGGACCGTTGACGGGTCACGGCCGGTCACGTCCGCCCACTCAGCGGCGGTGTACCCCTCAATATCAACTGCCCACAAATCGACACCACGGGCAGCCGTGTGGTCACGGATGCACGCGGCGATTTCTTCGACATAATTTGGTTTGCCATCCATGCGGTTCAAGATTCGGTCAGCCGCTTCGCGTCCGATGTCGTCGTTTTCGGTCATGCCTGAACAACCGTCCATTCACCGTCTTCGGTGAGTGCTTTGTCTCGGTACTCTGCCAGAGCGATGTATTCCGCGTTCATGCGGACAAGCTGGCCGTTCTGGTCAACCGGAGTCCGTTGAAGTTCGGGCCGGCCCCGCTCAACGCGGGTACCCGTGACTTCGTAAACAGTGCCATTCTCGGATTCGTGCCGTTGGCCGACGAAGTTGTCTTCCATCATTTCAATCGCTTCGGACTCGGTGAGTTCGGACATATTTTGTCTCCCTCTATATGGTACATAGTACCGGATTGTAATAAGTGTTACGGTACAATGTACCGTATAGGTGGTGCACGGGCGGGAGGCGGATCAACCCAAAACAAATGATACCCAGAGTAAACAAAATGTATCGGCAACGAAACGGTAGATAAAAAGTCCGAAATTGCCCATACAAGCCGTCTACGGGCAGATTAGGCCGCACTCAGATGAGTAATCCCCCGGGTGTTACAGGGCTGAGCGCGTGAAAGTTACGTGGACAGGGAGACCTGTTTCCTGCCGAATTGACTCGGTCGGGTAGCTGCTGAAAGGTCGGCCGTTTTGCTGATTCATCAGATACATGATAGAGAGTATCCCGCCAGCAGCGCTGGCACCGATCCTGAGCATCGGCGCGTTGATCATCGTCTCACGACTCGGTCGGCTGGGCCCCAGAGTCGTCCGTCGGCTGGAGACAGTCCGCGGCCTGGTCTGGCGTGCCCTACATCCGCTCGGTGGCCCGATCGGGCGACGCATCCCGCCACGGGGCGAGCCGCGGGATCTCGTCCGGGACAAGACCGGCAGCGAGGAGTACGTCCTCACGGTGGACGCGTCACTACACGAGATCGAGACGGCACTCTCGAAGCGCAGGTGGAACTGGAATCCCATCTCGACGAAGAAGTTTCGACGCGTCGGCGGCGACGGTCGGACACAGTGGTCGGTCGCCTCGTGGGTCTACCGAGACGGGCCGCTGGCCGACCGGCAGCTGCACTGCTACATGTTCTACAACGACGCCGGCGGGATCGACGTGTTCTGTCACGACGAACCCAACCTGATCTCCCAGCCCCGCGAGCACACGAATCCGATCAAGCAGACGCCGGGCGATCCCGATGGGCGCCTCCGGGCTGATCTGGCCGACGCGGGTCTCGACGCACGGTAGTACTGGGCACCGCCTTGAGAGGGCGGGGCCCGATCAGCGACAGCTCTCTCTATAAAACACCGAGAATCACTACACTTCAGGGCCGTTTTCGATGAGCCATTCTGCGTCTTCTCTTTGATTACGATACGCATCCAAGTGGTATTTGACCTGAGACCGGTCGTCATCGTCCGCCCCAAACCCGAGTGCTGAGGCAATCTCGCTGTAAGAGTGCCCCTCTTCTCGCAGCGCGACCACGTTCGCACGCTGTTCAGGGACTCCGTGCTGACAAAGCTGTGCTGCTCGGTCGCGCCAGTCATCAGTTGCCGTCTCACACGTGGTCTGCTCCGTCATAATCGGACTCGCGTCGGGATGGGGCTGTTATTTCGCACCGCTCGCGACACTGCCGCTGCCGTCTCCTCATCGAGATCCGCCTTGACTGTCGCAGTCCACCCAAAATCAAACACGTTGCGACAGTGGACGGTCACCGGATCATCGAGATCTGGCCCGTCAACAGTGACCTCTGCGTGGAGATCGCTGGCACGATCTGCTTCGACGGCTCCGCTGGTCTCCCAGGTCCGTTCGGTCGTCACCTCGTACGAGCGGGCCTGGTCGTCAACTTCCACAGACTCCATGACATCCTCTCGGATATGCAGATGCTCGTCGGAGATCTCTCCGGGGGCGAGAATCTCCAAATCGCGGACCGGAGAGTAGCCCCCTGCCCGGCCGACTCGTCGCGGAGGGCGCACCGGTCAGCCTCGTCGCGGAGTAACTGTTCTGGGGGTATCCCCCCCACGTTTCCACATTACGAGGGTTAGACGGGAATATAGCACTACACCAATCCGAGGCGGATTCACCGGAAACCCGGTGTGTCGGCAGTTCAGCAGGGTGAGAAGCGTGTTTCTCTGGACGCTACCCCTGGGGTTGACGCTCTACTTCAGCGGTCGAAGACGGTCATATCTCGCCGAACCTATCACATCGATAGAGGGGTGTGTACGTTAGCAGTCTGAATAAAGTGCATGTTGGGATATGTATTAGTCGGCGTCTGCCCCCGTCGGCAGTGATAGTTCTTCGACGAGATCGTCAATGTCGCGTTCACTCACGTCACCGATTGTCGCGAGACCGATCACCAGAAGTCGGTTATACCAGTGTGGGTGCTTGTTCAGTGACCGACCGTGTTCTCGTCGATATCGTAAATTGAGGGTGTCAAACGCAAGATCGATCTCGTCGAGGAGTTCTTGCGGGATGTAGAACTCACGGTCAGCGCCATCGCGAACGCTGGTGTCGTCGATTCGCTTGAGGGCGAATCCCTCCGGTGTATAGTACGTACGGGACGCCCCGTACGGGGCGTGCGTGTCGTCCGTCCCGTCAGTCCCGTGCCGGCTGTCCTGCCCACCCAAATCCTCGGACTCGCCCTGGTTTCTCGTGTCGCCAGTATCGGTCGCAGCCGCGTCGAATCGGTTCCCGAGGCTCGGTTCGTCATCGTCGTCAGCCATCGGCGGGCACCTCCTGGGGCTGGCGCAGCGTGAGGAGATGCTCAGCGATTTCGTCGTACACAGCCTCCATGTCGGTGTATTCCTCGTGGGCGTGGATCGGTAAGCCCGCCTCGTAGGCGCGCTGGAGTGCGACCCGTTTCCGCACTTCCCAGACGGGGATGTCGCCGAACTCATCTTCAAGCCAAGAGAACAACTGATCGGAGACGCCGTCGTGCTGAGCCTCGTTCGCGACGACGCCAGCGACAGGCATGGTTTCGCCGTAGTGCTCGACAAGTGATTCGATCTGTTCGACGAGCAGTTCGAGGGCCCGGCGGGCGGTGTGTCGGGGTTGGGATGGAATCAACACGTAGTCACAGGCCAGAAGTGCAGCGTCGGTCAGCGGACCCAGGCGGGGCGGGCAGTCGATGAGAATGATATCAATGTCCGTCAGGTCAGACCGATCACGGGTCTGCTGAAGACTACGTCTACCCCCCTCTTGCTGGGCGAGCCGTGTCTCAATGTCGTTGGCTGTCAGCGAGATGTGTGACGGGACGATCTGGAACTCCGCACCATCGACGGCCAGCTGGTCAAGCGTCGGCCCAGTCTGTGGCTCGGTCAGCGCGTCGAACAGTGACGCACCACTCCCGCGGAAGTACTCGTCGGCGCCGACGGCTTCGGTCGCGTAGCCCTGCGGGTCGAGATCGACGACGAGCGGGACAGCCTGCGCGGCTGCGAGTGCACCCGCGACGTTGATCGTCGTGGTGGTCTTGCCGACGCCGCCCTTCTGGTTCGTGACTGCTATCGTGAGCGGCATACCCTTCGCATGGGTGGGTAGGGTGTTAGGTGTACGGGCACTGCGTCACGTCCAGCCCGTGCGGGACGTACGGGACGCACTGAATACAAAGACGGCAAAATATTTGTGCCTCATCTGTATGTATACTTATATGAGTATAATAGCACGACTCATCGCGTTCTTCGTAGCAATAGCGATCCTGTACGTGATCATCGACGCGTTCTTCTTGAACGCGGGCCTCGTCGATCCGGCCATCATACCTCGAATCAATCAAACACTGGCGAACTGACTGTCGAAACTACGCATCCGCCAGCTGCTGACGCGCCTGCTTCGTGATGGCAGGCAACTCTGGATACTCCCGAATCTTGCGCTGTTCGTAGACGCCCCAGTCCTCGTTCTTGAGGGTCAGCCTGGCTCCCGACTCGGGGTGGCGAGCGCTGGATTGCTTGAAGAAGAAGGGAACGTCAGCGACACGACACGCCCGGTAGATCTCGCGGGCCCAGGCGTGCTCCATCTCGCGCCGGTGTTCGTCGGGCGCGGTCTCGCCACCGACCACGACCCAGTCGATGTGATCGAGCGGGACGGCGTCCATCGGAATGCGCTCCAACAGCGGCTCGAAGCTGACCCACTTCGTGGCGACATCGACATCGCGGAGTTGCTCGATGCGGTGGAGTGTGCTCGGGTACTCGTCGCCGGCGCTGCCGACGCTTGTTCCCAGCCAGCAGTTCTCGGGCCAGTCGAGACGCATGTCCGCGGCGTGGTGGGGGCGTTTCGTCAGCCAGATCCAGATCTGCTCGGGATGGGCTCGGCAGGTGTCGAGGACATCCGCGACGAACTCGGCGTCGGTTTCGCTGTGAAACATGTCCGTCATCGACCCGACGAACACGCGACCGGGGCCCTCAGGCCAGTGGTAGTCGGCCGGTTCATTGACGCGGTCCCAGTGCATCGTCACGTTCTCGGCAGCGTTCTCGACCGTCCACGGCTTGTCGGTGCGGCCCTGCCTCCGGCTGAACACCTCGGCATAGCACTTCGGCTCGTCGGTCTCCGGGTCGTAACAGATCGGTCCCGCACGCGAGCAGCCAGTCTGCGGGTTCCACGAGTAGTCACACCAGGAGATATCAGTTGTCTGCATCTATGCGAACCTCCACGTGACTAACGCTCATCTTCTTCTGCGTTTGTTTGTACTCGCGTTTCATCTCCTCGCGCGAGATGTCTCCGTACCACAACTCGCCGTAGTCGGTGGGTTCATCGACATCCTTGTGGTCACCTTGCCCCCACAGACAGTTCGAGCAGATTGACTCCGCAGGCCGAGCTTCGCGGAACCAGGTGTTTCCGCAGTTCCAACACTCTTTTTCCTCGTACGACAGATGGAGTCGGCGCAGGTCGATGTAGTCGTCAAGCGTTGCGCCCTCAGTCATCGCTCTCCTCCAGCAGTGCTCGGACGGGATCGTGCTCGTCGGCCAGCTGGTCGAGCAGGGGCTTGGTGACCGTCGCGACGGAGCAGCGGTGTTCACCATCGGCATGCGCGTAGAGTGGTGGGGCCCGAGTGGCGTAGCGTTCGACATCGATCACGGGACAGCCAACGGACATGTTCTCGGTGAGTTCGTCATCATCCGACCGCTTCCGAACGCCCACGCTGTGGATCGGGTAGTGCTCGATGATCCGCAGGACGGCCGTCTCCGACCAGTCCGTGTCGCGGATGGCGTCGCGGTAGGCCTGCTCGCGTTGCTCGGCGATGCTCTCGTAGAGTTTGTTGCCGATATCCTCAATGACGAACGTGTCCGCGTCGGGGAGGATCACACCCGATGGCGGCACGCGGGTATCCATAGCGTCTTGGAGCGTGCTGCGTGCCCGCAGCGTCCGGAGGATGTCTCGGCGGTCAGTCATCGTCACCCTCCACTTGCGAGCGGTGCAGTGGCGCGTCACACTCATCGCATCGCGCCGTGGACGCCGACAGGACAGTGATCTCGCCGCCGCAGTGCGGACAGCCAAGGTCAGTCATCAGCTTCGGCACCTCCTGTGGCACCGTCGGCGTAGGTGTCGAGTGTGGGCTGATCACCGACGAGCATCTGTTCACAGAGTGCCTGGGCGAGGTTGACCGGGACGGCGTTGCCGATCTGCTTGACCGTCTCGGTCTTGTTGCCGACGAACGTGTAGTCCGGGGGGAAGCCCTGCGCGGCCGCCAATTCGGTCGGCTTCAGCATCCGGAACTTGATGTCGAGGCCGAGCGGAAACAACTCGGGAATCACGAGCGCGAACCGGTCGCGACTGGTCTGTGTCGGCAGTGGCTCGGTGATCGGCTTGGCATCGTCGTTGCCGTGGTAACTGACGATGTAGGGGGCGCACACGCCAGCGGGGATCTTCGAGGAGACGACGGTCGGCGCCGGGTCTCCGAGGTCGTGCGTCCGTGGCCGCTGGCCGGCGCGCTCGTTGTAGAAGGGGACGAGGTACGGTTCGACGTAGTAGCCCTGCCGCGTGTCGCCGGCGATCACAGTGTGGAGCGGTCGGTCGTCCGGACGGTACGACGGGTTTGAGAACAGGCCTCGGTGCCGCCCGTTCCGTGGCAGGACGAACGCCTGCGGATCGACGCGACTGATGGCGCCGGCCTTCGCGACGGTCGGGACCGGTCGGGTGTCTGCGTCGAGCGGGTAGGCACCAGTGCCGTTCTGCTGCCGGAGCAAGAACGTCGTCGGGACACACAGCCTGAATGTCCCACCGCCACGACCGCCGCCAGCGGTCACCGTATCGAGGGGCGCCCGCACTGATGTCGCCGTCCCGGTGCCGTAGTACTTCACGAGGAACGGCTCGTCGATGGTCGCCGCGACCAGGTCGGCATGTTTCGCCGGGACGATTCGCTCACGCAGCTCGGGCAGAGGATACGGCACCGGGTCGTCTTCGTCGGCCCGCCCGATCTCGGCGACCACATCGGCGAAGGCAGCGAGTCGCTCGTCACAGTGGCGTCGAATCCCCTCAGCAATGCGTTGCATCGTGTTGTTGACGAGCGGTGACCGGCGACCATCACGCAGGTCGCGTACCCACACGGATTCTCCGGGATCCGACCAGTCGATGATGTCCGCGGCGGTCCGCCACTCGTCGGTGTCCCCGTGACCGCTCTCGCTGTGGCTCTGGGCTGGCCAGTCCACGCCGCTGTGTTGCCGCCCGGCCACGAACAGTCGGCGCCGCGAAGTCGCGTCGCCGTAGTCCGCGGCGGTCAGGATTCGATACTCGACGTTGAATCCCTCAATCGTGAGTGCGTTCAGCCAGTGCTCGAAGTACTCACCTTCCTGCTCGGAAATCGGTCGGTTGTCCTCGTCGAGCGGGCCCCAGTCTTCGAACTTCGGGACGTTCTCGAAGAGGATGTTCTGCACCTGAAGGCGCTCGACCCAGTCCAACACTTCCCGGGGCGTCATCCGCTTGTCGCGGTCTTTCGGCCCGCCACCGCGCGCCGTCGAGAAGAACGTGCAGTCCGGGCACGCAATCAGGATGTGGACGGTCCGGTCGGCATCGACGACATCCCGCGGGTTGAGTGCCTGCACGTCGCAGTGGTAGTGCTCGGCCCAGGGGTGGTTTCGCTGGTGGGACTCGATGGCGTGCTCGTCGTGGTTGACTGCGTGGAGTTCGACGATGTCCGCGACCGACCGGTCGTAGTCCTCGGCGATGGCTTCAAGCGCCTGGGCGAGTCCCCAGGACATCCCGCCGGCGCCACAGAACAGATCGATCGCGACGATCTTGTCGCCGGCCTGGATCGCGTCATGGATCTGTTGCTGCGGGCTGGTGGCGACGCTCACGTGCCTTCACCACCGTCAGTTGAACTGGGCAGCGTCTGTTGTCGGTGGTCAACGAAGGCTGGCGTTGAGGCAGGCTCGTAACTCATCGCGAGTGTCTCGGTGGATGACGACGCCTCGTCGTTGTTGCCAGTACCCATCTGATACCGGACGGTCCGCTCGACAGTCGCCTCGGTCTGGTCCTGGATGGATGGGGGAAGGTCCCCGTAGCTGGCTATCCACTTCGCGTCGACGTCGCGCAAAACTGCGGCGAGATCGTCGTGGTCGAAGTCCCCACCGTGACGGTATCGGCATCGCGAGTTGTAGTACGGCGGGTCAAGGTAGAACACGCCCTCTGGGTCGTCGTACGTCTCGATCAGCGCCTGGTAGTCGAGGTTCTCGATGACGACCTCGCGAAAGCGGTCCGCGACCGTCGCAAGTCGCTCGGCCTGGGCAGCGAATGTGCGTGCCTGGTTTCTTGTCGTCGATGTCGCGAACCCTGGCTCGTACCGATATTTACCGCCGAACCCCACGCACCGATGGTAGAAGAACACGCCCGCGCGCTTCACCGGATCGTCGGGCCGCCAGTCCTCCTCATACCATGGGATGACCCACTCCTCGTATTTCTCCCGCGAGTAGGGCACCCGACGGAGCCACTCGACCAGCTCGTCATGGCGGTCGCGAAGCACATCGAAGAACTGCACGAGATCCTCGTCGATATCGTTGTACACTTCGTTGTGGCTCGGCGGTTTGTTCGCGAGGACGCCCGCCGCGCCGCCGAACACTTCGACGTAGACACGATGCTGGGGAAGGTGGTCTACCACCCAGTCGCTCAGCGTGGCCTTGTTGCCGGGGTAGGCGAACACTGAGTAGTTCACGTGCGATCACCGTCCGTCCACGATTCGATGGCGCACTCTCGCGAGCAGTAATTTTCCGTTTCTTTGGTGGCGAGGTGGTCTTGAGGGTCGTAGGCGAATTTGACCACCTGATCTATTTCACCATCCTCAATCGCCATCTCTGCGTTGATGGGGATATCCGTGCCACACTGCATGCACTGGCTCACCCCTCTTCACCTCCCGCCTCGTCTTCGAGTCCGAACTCGTGAAGCAGGTCGATCATCAGCCGCCGGAGTTCGTCCTCAGTTGCGCCGACCTCGATGTTGGTCTGGGCCGTGTCCACGTGCAGACTGTACCCACCCATGTCCTCTCGGACATCGAATTTTAGCGTCACGCTGACTCACCTTCGTCACCGGCCGCCACACCATAGCGGTCTCGCACTCGGTTCATATGAAATTCGAGAATCGCCCGATTCTGGCTACTTCGCTCTCGGAGTTCGTCATAGAGCTCCTGATCCGCGAAGGGACTGTCACCGACCGGGACGGCCGTGGCTTCGGTGGCACGAACGTAGGCGGCGAAGAACTCCTGGTCACCGCAGAGCCAGTGATCTCGCGGTGATCCATCCGGATGGGGGACGAGTTTGTGCCAACTTGTCGGCCCTGACGAGTGGAGTTTCCGAAACCACGTTGTCATCCCGCCGCCCTGGTAGATCCGCACGGCGACCTCGTCGTAGTGCTCTGCGTCCCACTCCCATTTCCCGTGATACTGTGGTTCGGGCGGGCACTCGTGGTCTCCTGTGTGCCAGAGGCCGCACGCAGAACACTGTACACTCCGGGCTGTCTCGGCATCACTCATCGTCCGCCACCTCCAAGTAGATGTCCATCAGCTCGAAGATCAGTTCGCCGAGGTCCTCCTCGGGAATGTAGACCGGATCAGCATCGCCGTTGGGCCACAGCTGCTCAACGGTGACGCTCTTGTCCGGGCGGTCGCCCGGTCGGTACCGGACACCGACGCCGGCCGTCCCAGGATTGCCGCCCTCCGGTTCGACGACAACGTCGAACATCTGGTCGGTCTCAGCCATCACGACCACCCGTCCTGGTCATCACCGCTGCTCACATCTGGCCCATCATACAACTCGTGCTCCGGTGCGTTGTCAAGTCGGCAGATGAACGCTGACGTGACGCCGTCCTCTTCACGCCAGTTCCAATAGAAGTACGGATGGCCGTTGACCTGCTTGACGGTGACGGTCGCTGACTGCGGCACACCACTATCCGCCGGCGGTTTCTCAAACAGATCGTTGGCGTCCTGGCGTGGGGCAAACGGAGATGTCGAGTGATTGTGCACCCTGGTGTGGCAATCACCACAGAGCGTCGTAACCTCTTCTGGGATGTACTGAAGATGGTGTGTTTCCAAGTTCTCGGAACGACCGCAGCGTGCACACTCCTCGTCGCTGTCGATGGGTTGCAGGAGTTGCCCGGACAGCGTTTTCTGCTTATTCATGCCGCCCCCTCCGTGGCCCGATAGTACTGCGGGTCCTCCTCGGCGACGCGGCCGACGATCCACTCTGTCGGGCGCTCTGCCAAGAGCTCCTCGTCGAGACCGTGGACGTCCCTGGCCAGTGCCAGCCAAAAGTCGCGATCCCAGTCGCCGTCGGCGGGCTCGACCGGGTCGTCCCAGTGCTCGTCGACGGCCGGTGGTTCGACGGCGTCAGGCATCGTACTCACCCTCTTCGTCGATGATCTCGAATTCGATCTCGATTTCCTCGGCGATTTCCCGCTTGAGTTCCGCAATCCGGCTCCGCTTGCAGATCGTGCACACCACGCCGTCCTCAATGCGCTCGATTTTCGAATTCTGTGAATCGTGTGATTTCCTCTCCGTCCCAGAGTGCGAGGAGTGCGTCGTCCTGGCGCCGGACCGATGCGACACCTCGATCAACACGGTCGAGGTTGTGGTCCCGCGCGAGGTCGCGTAGTTCGCGGACCTCCCGCTGGGGGCGCGGTTGGGCTATCCGTGCAACCGCATTGCCCAATTCAGACAATGCATCAGTGATCTCCTCCGCGACTTCAGCTATGAACGACAGGTCAATCGTCACCGTATATTCGTCACTCATGATCATCAACTGGGCAGCCCGAGCGGTGGTTGATCCGGTCCTGTGCTGTCGCCTCGGATCCGCAGACGGTACAGCGATAGAGTTCGTCGCCGGACAGCGTCGTCAGCGGCACGATCTGGTCGTCACTCGTCGTGCTCACGGTCGCTCACTCTCCCGTCAGTATCGGCTTCGATCAGTTCGGTGATTCGCTGTTCGAGACTCTTCGAGCGCGGCACAGTCTCTTTCCACTCTTCCCACGTTTCGTCGTCGATCTGGAATTGATAGCGGACCATGTCCGCCGTTTCTGAGGCCGTTGCCATATGCATTCCTCACTAAGTGATGGAGATACTTAGTATTTATTACTTAGTGTAACTAAACATCACTAAGACTTAGTAAGTATTAAGGCAATGGGCGCACATGCAACTAGTATGAAGCGCGGGATCACGGCCCAGAATCACTGCGAGCCGACCGGTGTCCAAGCACCGGCCGACCGTGCTTCGAGCACAAGTATGAGCCGAAGCATGACCCACTCCGGAGAGCCGGAGCATGAAAGCACCGACCCACCCGGATACCACCTCGGGACGGACGGTGGCGGTATCGAGCACTACTACCAGCCCGGGACCCGTCGCGTCACCATCGACGACGGCGAGGACCGGGAGACGGTCAAGATCCCGCAGCGGGAGAAGGCACTGATCGACTGGTGCATCCACACCGTCGAACAACACGAAGAAGCGTGGCGCGAGGTCGCCGTCGACGAGCCGTTCCGAAGCTGGCTGACCGGCGAGGTCCCGGTCGGCGAGTATCCTGACGGGGAGGACGCATGATCCACGACGCCGTCATCGAGAGCCATGGTCAGTGGCAGTGGACGCTGGCCGTCAGCGGCGACGTCGTTACAGCGCGGGTTGGGATTCCGTACGACGGCGTCCTGACGTACTCCACTGCTGACAAGGAGAACAGGTCCGACAAGAACAGCGTGTATCAACTGGAGGCGCGGGAGGTCGTTGAGCGGTACGTCGAACACAGCGAGACCGAGCGCGGTGTCGACGATCTCCTCGCGGACGTTCGGGCAGCGCTCGACGAGCACGGCGACCAGGACGAGAGCAGTCGTGAGGAGCCGACGCGGTCGGAGCCCGCGGACTTCGGCGGCGGCGAGACCACGGGGGTGCAAGACCTGTGACGGATCACGAGGAACTTCGCGAGCGCGTGCGGGTGGCGAAGCAACTCGGGATGCATCCCCAGGTCGCCGGCGACGACGAGTTCCGAGGGCTCGAAGAAGGGACTCACTACGACGTCGTCGCGTACACGGACTGGGGAGATCAGTTCGTGCCCACAGTCGTCGAGTGGTCACACAACGGAACCGTCGACCGCCTCGACGACGAGGCCGCGGCGATCCGAAAAGCGCGGGAAGTACTCCACCACGAGGTGCCGGCCGATGGGTGAGGTCGTCGCGATCGGCCACTACCGGACGGCCTGCGAGGACCTCGACTCGCTGCGCGGCGTCGAGGCCGACCTGACGGAGATGGACGAGCGCGTCGAGGGCCCGCTGATCGAAGTCGCAGTCGGCCCGGGCTACCGGCGGATTCCCCCGCGCGTCCACCGTGTCATCGCAGCGCACGACCTCGGGACGCGCAACTCGATGCGTCAACGGACCGACCGCGGGGCGCTCTGGATTGTGGAGGTTCTCTGATGGACGTCGACGTCGAGCCCCTGCCTGGGGACATCCCAATCGAGGCACTGCGCGCACAGGAACCCTCGCCGCAGGCCGGCATTCACGCCGGCGAACTCGTCGGGTTTCACTGCGCCGAGTGTGGGCAGTGCGACGAGACACTTCGCCAGATCGTGCACGATCCCGAGTGCGACCTCGCGGGCGAGCACGGCCGTGATCTCTACGACGACGTCCCGGTTCTCGACGAGGACGTGCACTATCCCGAGCTGGACCCCGAGCACACGGTGACCATGTTCGAGGGGACATTCGAGGGCACTGACGGCACCACGAAAAACCAGGGCGTCGTCGCGTTTCGGTGCGATGAGTGTGGCAACGCTGACGAGTCGCTGTTCGAGATTATCCACGACGAGCAGTGTTCATTGGCCGGCGATCATGGCACGGCCGTCGCGAACGGCGAGACCGGTCACTTGCCGACGAAGTAATCAGTCCCCAGGACTGTCTGGGTCACCCGACCAGTTGACTGAGATATCACCGTCGAATGTACTTTTCGACCAGGCGACAGTCATGTCCTCAGGGGCAATGGATAGCGGCACCGAATAGAGGACCCATCCACTTCTCGTGACGCCTGGTTGCAGTTCCCCGCCCTCGAAGGGCGTCCCCTTGTTGATCGGGTCGTCAAAAACAACCGATTCGGAGTTGTACTGCGAGTTCCCAGCCAGAATCACGAAGTCAGATGACACCGGCGAAAACCCGGGTTCCCCAGAGTCATTCGTGACGGTAACATCGATGAACGCCCACTGGTCAGAGCCTGCCTCAGGCCTGGCGTCATCCACCTCGTCAGCGAAATTCCGGTACTCGTATGACTCCTGTAATGTGAGATTGTCGACAGAGATTGTGAAGTTCTCTGGCGATGTGTAGGTCTGGCCCCACGACAGTGATTTCGACACCGTCTGGACGGTATAGGTGATATCGGACGTGCCGAGCCTGTAGGTCGCTTTCGTGAGGTGATCGATGGATGCTTTCTCGCTGGCCACAGTCGCGGTTTCGCCGCCGTCAACTGGGCCAATCTCCCACTCGACACCGCGTTCCCACTGACTATCAGGCGTTTTGCTGTACAGATCGGCCCGTAATGTCCCGGGTTGCTCACCAGTATTCTTCACCGTGATTTCGAACGCGAAGGGCTCGCCGATCTCGACCTTCGAGGGGCCCTCCATTCGGACAACCTCAAAGGAAGCTGGGGCTGGTGTGCCAGTCGCCGTGGCGGTTTGCTCTTCGGTCTGTGTCGGCGTGGCCGAGTCACTCGACGATGCGGATGTCGGAGTCGATGTGTCGCTTCCGGTGGACTGTTCGCGATCATCGTCACCACCAACACAACCAGCCACTGAGAGGGCAGTAACCGATGTCAAAAGAGCGCGTCTGTTCATGGCAGTGATTTGTGTTGGCTGCAGTGAAAGTAGTTTCGCCAGCCCGACCGGGGTGTGACCACTTTCACTTTCACTTTCACCACGGATACAACCCTGAGTTCTTTTAAGTCACCTCTCGTCAGCCAGGGTCGCATGGATTCGAAGCCCCACGCGCTCCGCGATGACGACCCGCATCGGCTGAGGTGCCCGAGAGGGCACTCCGGCTGGAAGCCGATCAACGGCGGGTTCTGGTGTCCGGCCTGTGAGCGCCAGTACGAGGATGGCGCGTTCAAGCAGGTGACAGATGCAAAAACAGGCGAGCAGCTTGGCCGGGAAGAAGTGCGTCGACTGGAGCACGATCTCGCGGACCAGGAGGTGACAGCGTGAGTTCAGTCAGCCGTTGCCGGCGTCATCCTGTTCGAATTTCCCTGCGTTTCACGCTCCAACCGTTCCTCAACAGCCTCTCGGATCCAACCGGAGCGCGAGTCTCCATACTCAAGTTGGTCCTCGATCTCGTCGACAAGCTCCTCTGGCATCGTTACGGTCACGTCTTTAGTGTTCCCCATATTCATACATGGACTCGGTGCCCAAATAAGTGTAACCCCAGCCCGGTCCATTGGCGAATCGGATATTCGGTTATTAACCTGACCACCGAAACCATTATCCCCGGTGCCGGTGTATCGGGGGATGTCGCATGAGCGATAAGGTGCAAGTCACGTTTCGCATCCCCGAGGATGTTGACGACGACATCGAGGATGAGCTGGAGTACGGGGATTCGAAGGCCGAATGGGTACGCGAAGCGTGTGAACAAAAGTTGGACCGCGAACGCGGCGAGCTAGTCGCCGAGTAGCCATCACCCGCCCGCCTGACCCTGGACACTACTCAGATTCGGGCGCGCGGGTGGCTGGCCCCACTCGATACCATCCACTACAATGATACCAAGCGAGACCACGCGGGAATGGACCCCGCACGGTAATAGGAGTAACGGCAGATCAATATCAGGCCGCCCGACTCAAATCGGTTACGGGAGGTGGCGGTGATGGGGTTCGAGCGCTACGAAGAGCGCAACAGACAGACCGACCGGCCAGCGCAGCTCATCATTCGCCCTGATTACGGCATGGCATACCTGACGGTTGGCGCCGTCGACGAGTATCTCACGCGCCACGGGTCGGTCGCCGACAGCATCGCCTACTACGTCGACCGCGAGGAGTCAACGCTGGGCATTGCCGTCGGCGACGACGGGCCGCATGCATTCAGCGTCTCACCGAAGTCGGGCGGCGCTTCGATTTCAATCGGCGGCACGCTCGCTAAGAGCTTCGACGTTGATACCGATGATATCGACGAGAGCTGGGCGCTTCCGATTGAGCCCGCCGACGCCGAGTCGGTGGACATTCAAGTCGACCTGTCAGGAATCGTCGAGGCGGTGACCGGCGCCGTCCACTGCCCCGAGTGCGGACAACGCTGCGAGACTGAGGCAGGACTCACGAACCACATTAAGCACACTCACGAGACCAACCCAAAGCAACTTCTGAAAGAGATGGATCCCGAGGATATCGGTGGTGCTGCGCCAGACGGTGATGACAGTTGGCAGGACTACTCTGCACGGGCCGGAGGTGACGAGTGATGGCGACGTATGCCTGTGAGGCATGCGGAGACTCCTTCGACACGCTCACCAGACTCCGCATTCACGAAAAGGACGATTGCTCGGGGCGCAAAGTCTACACCCAACTCGATCCTGACGCATGCGATGTCGCTGACCAGGGTGCAGAGGGGCTTCTGACCTGTCGCAACTGCGGCCGGATGCACAACAGTGGCGACTACACAGAGACGCCCAGCTGGGCTGATGGCGACTACCACCTGATTGTGGCGTTCGACTGTCTCCACTGCGGGTCCGAAAACGAGAATCGCCTCGTTATGGAAGGCGTCGACGCCAGCGACCTGGACGATCTGCCCGACCACCTCCAACCCCGAGGTGAAGCTTGATGACAGTCCAACCATCACGGGGCGACTGGGTCCGCTACTTCGACGCCGCTGGGGACCCCCACCACGCTATCGTCCTGGAGCCGATGCCCGACGAGGAGTTCGTCACCGTCGCCTACACCAGCCGTGACGCGCTGGAGGAGTACGTCGGCCAGGACTGGGAGATCGAGACTTCAGTCTACCCGCACGCCGACCTCGGTGAGGAGTACTCCGAGACGCGGTTCGCGTTCAAACCGGGGTGGGACGAATGATGACCAAGCCTGCATCGGTTGACCACGAGGCCGCAGCGGACGTTCTCGAAGATATCGAGGCGAACCCGAACGTTGACGTCAAGTCAGTTGACACGGACGTGGCGATGGGTCGCTACACCGAGATGGTGGTCCGGGTTAGAGTCAGGCCGGACGACGACCAGGGGGCGGAAGAATGAGTCGGTACTTCGTCTGCGACTGGTGTGGGGCTGAATTCGCTGAGCCCAGCGAGATTGCGTCCGTGAATATGTGGCTTGGTTGTGATGATATCGGCCAGGACCTTCACATGTGCATGAGGTGCAGCCCGGACTTTCTGAAGCGAAAGTTCCCGGACGATCCAAAGCCAATCGAGGGCGGCGGCGAATGGGGGTCCTCGGCATGAGCCACGGCCTTGGAGACTACCCCTGTCCGCGGGATGACTGCGACCGCGCCTACCCGCACCCGTTGCTGACCGACTATCACATCATCGTCGATCACGGTCTCAATCTCGGGGGTGAGGCCTGAGATGGACGACTACACTCCCCTGTGCGCTATCTGTCGGAAACCCATCAGCGACGAGCGCCCATCCGAGTACCGCGGCGAGATGACATGCGGAGACTGTCGTCGAAAGGCCAAGAGTCGCGCACGAGCAGAGCGCGCGGTCGATGGGAACCGCCGCCGTCCACCCCGTCCCCTCACCGAGGCGGTTCGTCACCTGGCCGGCAGCGGGAACCAGGGGCCCGGATGCGTGCACAGTGAGGACGCGCTCCCATGCACGGACTGCTTCCTGGAGGGTGAAGCCTGATGGCGACCGACGAGACGGAGGTGTCGATCAAGGACCTCCGCGAGACCATCAGGCAGCTGGCCCGCGAGCACGACGAGATCTACAAGCGAACGGTCCTCAACGAGACCGCCGCCTCTGTCGAGGGCGCGAGTCCCGCCGCCGTTTCCCAGGAGCTTGCGCGGATGCAACGCAACGGCGAGGTCTACTTCGTCGGTGACGAAGACGACAACCCGGAGGTGCGGGTGCCATGAGCGCCCAGCCACGATTTGACCAGGACCGCAAGGACTGGGCTACAGCCTGCGACGACCTCGCCGACCAGTGCTACCAGGAGTTCTGGTCTGTCGACAAATCCGACCTGTACGATCCCGAGGGCCTCGTCGACGACGTCCACGACCGCAGCGAGGGCTACCGCTGTCACCAGATCATCGACTACGGCGGCGTGGATCGCATCGTCGATCTCGGAACGCGTCACGTCTACGTCAGTCAGCGGTTCCGACCGACCCATCGCATCCATCGGGACCTCTCGCTGCGGACGGACAACGGCATCGACGGTCGCCATCCCGAACTCCACAAGTGGCTGTGCGCATACCGGAAGCGCGGGTTCTACCCGTCCGTCATCGCCTACGGATTGTTCGACGACGTCCTCGGTGTCTTCAGCGAGTTCTACCTGCTCGACACGACGTCCGTGCTTCGAGCACTCGACACTGAGGCCATGGACGGCATCGAGCACGACTCCGGCGACGGGACGGCCGCGTTGTACGTTTCGCTCGACCAGCTCCACGAGCACGACTGCATCATCGCGTGCTGGGACGGGGTGACTGGCGATGAGTGAGGACAGGCCCGCCGTCGAGGTCGAGCGCGTCGATGGCGGTTGCGAGGTCGCACTGATCGATTCCTTCGAGAAGATCGGCACTGACGAGTACCAGCAAGAACGCGTCGAGCTCCTGACCGTCCGCGACGGCGACGTGATCAAGCTCGATACCGCGGCCGAGCGTGTTCGCGAGGTCGACGGACAGGAAGCCGACCTTGCACGCGACATCATCGAGCCGAGACTGGAGGGGTCGGCGTGATTGATCCGACCCAAGACAGGCTGTTCACTGACGGCGGGTTACCCGCAGACAGCCGGCCACGATCCGAGCGACGGCCGAAGTGGTCCCGCGCTGGTGGCGAGGGACTCCCGATACCGATGGAGCACCACTCCGACCAGTTCTGGCTGTTCACCTGCTGTCAGTGCGGTCGGCGCTGGGTGGATCCACCAGGCCCGCCACATCGCTGTTCCTGCGAGAGTACGGAAATCGTCTATCACAAATTTGACCCGGAGACGTACTGGAACATCATGCGGTTCGGCGATCCTGACCCAGACCACCCGGCGCAAACGGAGAGTGATCCGCAGTGACACCACCAACCCGAACCGGCGTCGGGATCATTCTGCTGGCCACGCTCGTCGTGACCATCATCGCCATCGCCATCTCGGCAGGTGGGTCTCCATGAGCATGGGCCTCGCGGAAGTGCCACATACTATTATATACCCGCCGTCGCAACGACTGACACGACAAGCACAGCTACCCGATCTACGTCAGAGAAGGTCAGCCCGGTGGCGAGCGCACGGCGCCCAACCT